ACCACAATCATCTCCCAATCGGGATATGTTTGGTTTTGAACTGACTTAATAGCCTTTAGAAGTTTGTCGGGGCGCTGGAAGGTAGAAGTAACTACACTTATCATTTTATGTATTCCTTATTCTTCTCCAAGATAGCTCTCGTAACTACTGGCTTGTAACCCGTTGACTCAGCCCATGCACACCAAGCGTATATATCCTTCGGAATGCATTTTGAATTAAAGCCACGCTTGTCTGGGAACACGAAGCTCCACCATAGGTTGAATCTTGGATCATCTCCATATACCGCTTCTCTGATCGTGTAGTAGTCCGTTCCGTCCTTCTCACATACGTCATATAATTCCTGGCATTGTGCAACCTTGAAAGCAATCGCCCGATTCTCTGTCAACTTAATAATCTCCGCTTCCCGTAGTGTTACCTGTCGTATGGTTACACTAGCGTTATATACTGATTGGTAAAGATTGATTAACTCTCTGCGGTTAAATAGTTCGCCACCAATTATTACAAATGGTCTTGCTTTCTGGTCAGTCATGGGGTGGCTTACCGTCTCGCCCAGATACTCAGGTTGCATAACAATCCGCTTGTTGTACTTAACCGCCAAATGGTCGCAAGTTCCTGGATTAACTGTCGATCTAATTACCAGAAGCGGACACTTACACCAACTCACGACTTCTTCAACTACCGAGGTATCAAGCTTGCCTTCATCTGGACATGGCGTGGGTACGCACACAAAACACACATCACACTTATTCAATTCTTCCTTGCTACCCATATTCAAGAAAGGATCGAAGATCACCGCTTCGGGAAACAACTTCTCCATTGCTTTTCCTACCCACCCATAACCGGCAATCCCAACTTTAGTCATCGAACACCCCCAAAACATCACTGAATAACATTAACTTACACTTCTTGTCTTTGAGCTTCATGTCTACCCCCGCCCCCCGCTTGTATAACACTTTGTCCCCTACCTGCCACCAACAAGGCGTGGCAAAGTTATTCGAGGCTGGTAAATCAGCTCCATTCACCAGAACTACCCCTGAATCGTCTATGTCCTGCATAGTATTAAGAATTATCCCACTCTCGGTTGTCTTTTGTTCCATATCCTCTGTTGCAACCACTAAGTAGCCCGGTGCTGGTGTTAAACCCATGTCAAATGATCCAAGTTGTTTTAATTTGCCGAAGGAATCCGGAGCTTTGTTCTTTTCTCTTTGTTGTTTAATCCATTGAGGTTTGTCTTTTGCTAACGAGGCTTTTCTTGAAGTTTCATAGTCTCTTGCTTGTTTAGAGACTATCATTTCTTTGGCTCTTGTCTCATCGAAGGCGTCAGCGGAGTCTAACTGTTCTTCGGATGTACCAACCCTAATTCCCTTTTCGTATTTAGCCCATTCTGGTTTGTAAGCGATGTTTGCCATAAAAAAAAGACGGCAACTTATGCCGTCATGCTTTGTGTAAAGAACTGACTAAGCCGAGTATATCACAACATAACATCGGTTGTCAAACCACCAAAAAGCCGTCTGGATAGACGGCTAAATGGTAACTGACTTGAGTTACGCGGTTGACGAAACAACGGTAACCATGTTGACTGCGAATGCAGAGTTCAACATTGAAGTTCCGAAAGTAGTTTTCCAACCTGCCGTAGCGATCTTGTCGGTAGGATCACCTACTCCACCAGAACCGAAATTCTTAATATAAGTTTTCAGTCCTTGTAGTTCAGTGACACCAAACGCGTCTCTTCCGAAATAGGAAGCGACATAGAAGGTCGCAGAAGCGGTATAGCCGGAAGCTGCCCCAGCTGGGTTAGCTATGACTGCACCGTTCGATGACGAAAGATACCGGACTCCCATAAGTTTACCGATTTCTCCCTTCAACATATCTTTGGGTTCTGCGTATTTGTACACATCGTTCCATCCGTTCGCGGTCGTATCTCCTAAGAAATCGTACTCTTGATCAGGATGAATCACTGCTACAAACAAACCATCTTCTAAAGGTCGTGCATTATTTCTGCGAAGAGTTCTTACTGCTCTACGAGCTGGGGTAATCGTGAGATAACCCGTAGCTGTCATTGAGGAGTAATGAGCGTTGGATTGGGCTGTCATTGCTGTCCCGGAGTTGTATACCTCTAACTTAACGGCGCTGTCGATTGAGACACCTGCGTTATAAGCTAATCTTTCAACGGCGGCTTTCATAATATCTCCAAATCCTGCATAAGCGAGAATGTCGGAAATTGAAACTGCGTTGTCAAACTGTGAAGTTGTACCCGTGACGGCGACGGCTGAAAGTGTAACAGCTGAGGTTGGGACTCCTTCCCCTGATCCACCAGCAGTAATTTCGTCTAAGTTCGTCCACCGTGTCCATTGGACTTTGTTAGTACCAAAACCTCCATCGCCCGAACCTATCTTCAAATTTGCCTGCCCTAACTGCTTGTGAACCAATTGCTCTTCGGCCACTTGAAGGAACAGCTTATCGTAATAAACTGTCATCAATCGTGTTCCACCAGTGCTGGTTAAGGATGATGCTGTTGCTAATGCCATATGTTTTTGACTTGACACTCGTAATGTATCAAGTCTTTATAATTCACCTCCTTCCTGTTTATAACCACTGACCTGTTTCCTTTAGGTAGGCTTCAAACTCTTTCGGACCCATTTTGTCCGTGTCTACTTTGGTCGCGTCCCTTGAAGTCACTCGGTTAGTGATACCCTGATCGGATTGGAGGGATTTTACCGTCCGTGCTTCAGCTTGTACCTCGGCTACCTTTCCTGCCAGTTTATTAGCAGTAGCGATAGCTTTGCGAGCAGCCTCCAGCTTGGTGATTGTCGGGATTCCATTTGCATCGCGAGACGCGTTGTAAATAGTTCCTCCCAATTCGTCCAACTCTGGACTGTGCTGATCACTATTAGGATCAAACTGAGGCAATGTGTTGTAGAGCATCTCAGTTTCCAACTGAGCCGTTTTGTCTGGCGTAGCTTGCGGTTGAGGTTGAGCATTAGATGCTCCTCCTTTAAGAACTGTATCAAGCATTTGCTTAGTTTGTTGTAGTTCTCTTTCGGTACCCTTCCACTTGCCATACACATTATCAAACCGGTTCTCTGGCACATATCTCTTGCCTGCTTCATCCGCTACGAGTTCTGTTTTGGTTTCATCATCCGCAGTTTGGGTAACTGGTTCTGGTGATTCCGCCGGCTTCTCTGCCGCAGTAGTTTCTTCCACAGTCGTTTGTTCGGGAGTGGTTGATTCCTCCTCAACAGTGTCGTTCTGTTGTACATTCCCTTCATCGTCAGTCACCTGATGATTATTCAGGGCTGCAACCAATTCTTCGGTGTTTCCCATTGAAATTCACCTCCTTTCTTTGCGGGGTTTGAAGGTTACCCGGAACTCCCATTGATAGCGTGGTTAGGCCACGAGCCGGACTTGTTTTGTCCTAGCAGAGAGTAAGTATGCCCGTCCTTGCTCCCTAGTAGCACCCCGCAAGTCCACAATTTTTTCACTAAATACTCTTTGATAGCCGGCGAGTCGAGTTCCCCATCCGCACCATTTGCACGTAGCCGTACCATCGTGTCCATCTAAATATCCGCGATGTTCCAAGTAATTCTCTTTGGTATGAGTGGCGCATATGTCTACTCGCGTTGGCGTGTTGCTGTATTGCTCTCCGCCCTGCCACACTTCATCATCACTCTTTGGTAGGTCGTTTAGTTTGTTCATTTTCTCTAAACATTCTTAATGTTTGTAAATGTTCGTCAACAAACCCAATAATCTTTCTCATGCCCTTGATCTGTTGTCTTACTTGATCGTATTCAGCCGTTGGCTTGTCTGACAAAAGCAAATCGTTAGCAAACACCTTGATCTGGGCTTCGTAATAGTTAAGAACATCCTGCCAACCATCCTGATTAGTTAGGATTTCCAATCTTCCACAAGCCTTTAACTTTTCATCTAGTAATTGGTTGTTGTCCATTTTGTTGCATTGCCTGCGCTTGAGCCATCTCTGCGCTTACTTTGTTAAATGGTTGGTTAGCGGTTGCTTGATCTTGAGCCTGTTTAATCATCATGTCCATCATCTGGGGATCGAGCGGTTGACCTTGTTGTGGTTGCATTGGTTGACCCGGCTGTTGCATTGCGGGTTGTTGCGGTACGTCAGTAATAAAGTCCTTGCCTTCTATACCCATTTCAAGCTCATCAAATACCTTCTCGGTCAACTTCTCATAGTCCGGAACCTTGCCCTGCATTGCCATGCCTTGTACCCATTTAGGGTCGGTAATCTTGTCTACCGCCGTAAAGAAATTCTCTTTAAGCAACATCGGATCAGTCGTGGTCTCGGAAGATACCTTTGCAATAAAATCATAATCCCCAACGACTGATGGCTGAATATCCCCCGGTTGTAAATTAAGGAAAGCAAAGTTGCCATCATCAAATACCTGTAACTTAGACTCTTTTTCTAGTTCGCCCGGTGCTATCTCCCCGCCGTTAATGTCCATTGTTCCTAGTTGTGTCTTTTGAATAGCTGATACTTCCTCTTTACCAACAATCCGGATCTTTTGTTCTTCGGTTGTATATTGAAGTCTCAAGTCCTTCCACTGATTAGCTATCTTTTCAATTACCATATGATTGAATAACTGAATCTTTAATTTGAATTGAGCATTCGCTTCGGCTTGAATCAGTCTTGTACCTGTAGCCGTATCGCTTGCGGTATTCGTCTTGCTGTTGATCCCAACTGTATAGTCTGTAATCCCTGATCCGTTCTGCATGGCACTTGTTAAGTAGTTCATTGTCTGTACGAACGTCGCGCCTGTTACGTCTGGTGTTACTAATGGCTCAACGGCTGTCATGTCATCTGTTGTGACTACGTTACCCGGAGCGCTAAACAAAGTATGAAGATCAACCCCACTATTCTTCTTAATCTTCCACATTGTATTTAGAGTAAGCTGAACGTTGTCTAATCTTTGATTAAGAACTGCATTGATTGCTCTTTGGATGCGATCTACTGGCTCTATCTCACCCATGCCGTACAATTCACCCGGATATGGATAGTCGCAAGCGTATACAATAGGTAGTCCACCACCGAAGTAAGGATTTGCTATGTCTCTAATAATTAAGTTATATTCTGGAAGATAATCAACCCATCTATCATCAGTAAATCGTCTCAAAACCACTAAGTCTTTGTTTGCTTGATCCTCGCCGATCAATTCTTCGGTCGAAAGCATTGTCCGCCGGTGTTCTCTGTACTGCATATCCGTTGGAGTGCCACCTTTTTTGTTCTTGTCGGCTATTTGTCCCTTAAGTTGATCTAAGTTCTTGTAATATTCGGTTCCCTTGGTCTCGTTCATCGCTTCCAGTTCTTTGAGAGACTTGAAAGTTCTGTAAATAAACCACCTCATATTCTTTAAGGTCGTAGCGTTCGGATCAGGGAAGCAATCATAGATGTTTAAGACCTCAAAATTCGGGCCATCAAATTCAGTTACCTTAATTGTCTCAGTATTCTTTGGTGTCCATACACTTTTACCTGCTACTTGCTTGGCTACCATGCGTTGTTTGTCTACTTCCTTTAGTTCCCAGTAGTTCCTACCAAAAGCCGTACCGAATATGAGCATGGACTTAACAAACATCACTAATTTAGGAAACATCTCGGCTCTCCGCCAGTCATACTTAATCAAAGCATTAAGGATATGCGCGGTAACTGTATCTCCTGCTTCTGCTGGGTAGAATGAACCCGTTGGCTCGTTGGCTACCATTCTGGGAGTAATAGTCTCAATCACCCTAAAGACTCTTGGATCAAAGACTTTAGCAGCGTGTTCGTATGTTGAAGAGTCAAGGAATGAGCGATACAGTTCTTCCTGATCGTTCATCCTTTGGTGGATAGGATCAAGGTATCTTTTTGAAAGAAGATATTGGTCGTTTATTTCTTTTGAGAGGTCATCAG